CGCTGATGGCAATGTCGCTCTTGGGTATCAAGCATTTAACCGAGCAACAGATGACTGCGACCAGAATGTTGTAGTTGGTAATTATTCAATGGGTGGAAACATTGCAAGTAATGATGTAAGTGATTGCGTTGCTTTAGGTTATAATGTTATGTCTGGTGTATTAGAAAGCACCGCAAGCGGCACGGTTGGTCTCGGTTCAGGGGTTTTAGTCGCATTGACATCTGGAGCTAAAAATATCGCAATAGGTAAAGGTGCCTCTGCTTCTCTTACAGCAGGAAATTCTAATATCGCAATCGGATACGAAGCATTTGATGGGGCGGCTACTGGCGAAACAGGGAATATTGCTATAGGTCAAGATGCAATGAGTTCTGCCGTTGAAGGAGCAAGTGGAACAGTAGATAATAATATAGCGATTGGAACCAATTCTTTATATGGTGGCACAATGAGTAGTACCAACGCATTAAAAGAAAATATTGCGATTGGTAAAAATGCTATGGGCAGTACAGGAACCAACCCTCAGACTGGTACAATAGCGATTGGACACCAAGCCCTTACAGCATTGACATCTGGAGCTGGGAATACCGCTGTGGGCTACCAAGCATTAGATGCTACCACTACAGGAAATTATAATACCGCAGTAGGATATAATGCGGCAACTGCACTTCCAGCGGGAGCCAATACAAATACCGCTATCGGTTATCAATCATTAACGGCTGGTAATAATGCAAGTACCGACCATAATACTTGTGTGGGGTATGCTTCGGGCGATGTAATCACAAGCGGTCATTCAAACACTATTATCGGTTCTGGTGCAGATCCTGGTGGGGCAACAAATACTAATGAAACTGTAATTGGTTATGATGCAGAAGGACAGGGAAGTAATACAGTAACTCTTGGTGATACAAATGTAACTGATGTTTATATGGCAGAAGATTCAGGTGCATATGTTCACTCTCAAAATGTACCTAATCAAGCCGCAAATGCAATGTCATCACCATATTATAGATTTGATGGCAGTAACGATACTGTTGATTGTGGAGATGTTATGCCAAGTGGTTTTGGTGATTCATTTTCTATTGACTTATGGGTTTATCCAGAAGATGTTAGTGCAAGGCGTGAGTTTATTGGTCAGTATCAGAATAGTAACTATTGGTGGAGATTTGGAATAGATGGTAGTGCTAATTGGGAAATAGATGTACAGGATAGTGGTTCAAGAACTGTAGAGCTAAATCCAGATAGTTCTTTAGTTGCTAATAAATGGCAACACGTTGTCTTAACAAGAGATGGGGCTACTTGGAATTTTTATTTAGATGGCAATTTAGATGCGACAGGTTCAGACTCCTCTACAATCCCAGACATTGCTGGAAATGTTAAAATAGCAAAACCAGTTGACTCTGCTTTTAAAGGGCAAATGGCTGGTGTTAGAATTTGGAATAATGCTTTATCGGCAACTGAAGTAAAAGAACTTTATTCTGGAGCATCAGTACCTTTTAAATATAAAGGTGCGAATCAGACGGATATTGTAAGTGGATGGGATTTTACTTCTGGATGGACTACAACAGGAGGAGCAAGTGTTACTGATGCAGATACTATTGCTTGGTCATCTACTGGTAATGTTCAAAAAGACTACAGTCTACAGAAAGGAAAATCTTATAGATTGAAAATAGTTGCTGGAACTATAGGTGGCAATACTCTAATGTACGCTGGTAGTGGTACAGGAGAACAATTAATTGGTACATTATCAGCAAGTTCAACTAATACATTTGAGTTTACAATTACTAATGATATACCTGATGGAGATTTAGTTTTTTATTCAAATGTTTCTGGAACAACAAATATTACTTCTGTAACCTTAACAAGAATTGGTGCAGTCGCAGAATACGATGGGTCTGGAATAACTAATACTAAGTGGTATGATAAGTCAGGTAATGAATTACATGGAACTGTGTCAGGAGCTACAGATGAGAATACTGCTGGTGCGCCAGTTGTATCAGAGAATCATCCAGCGTTCTTGGCAAGACCAACGTCTAATCAGACTAATTTTTCTACTGGTTCTCATCAAGCAGTTGTATTTGGAACAGAAGTTTTTGACCAAGGAAGTAATTTTGCATCAAATACTTTTACAGCCCCTGTTACTGGAAAGTATCAATTAAATGTTTTAATTAAACTTCTAAGTGTTGATTCTGCCGCAGGGTATTATGAAGTTAAACTCACTACATCTAATAGAAATTATTTTGCAATTATTGACCCCGATTTTGGGCAAGATGCCGCTTATTGGTCACTTAATATATCAGTTCTAGCTGATATGGATGCAAGTGATACAGCAAGTGTTAGTATTATTCAAGATAGCGGTACGGCTCAAACTGATATTTTTACAGATTCATTTTTTAGCGGACACCTCGTTTGTTAGGCGAAATAACCTATGCGAAATAACATAAAACAAAGGACATAATAATGGACATAAAAAAAAGAACACTTACTGCAACTGAAGAGTCTGTGTTAAAAAATGATTTACTAGATGTAGAAGTCTGGGTAAATGGAGCAATAGATGGCAAGGTTGCTAATTGTAAAAAACGAATGATTGCTGAATGGTTGCCAAAGCTATATGCTGATGAATCGGTTACTCAAATCCCAGCTAATGAAGATGATATGATTGCTATGGTTGTAGCAAGAAGTGATTATCTTGATAGAGCAGAAAAAGAAAATGGACATCCAAGTGGTGAACCAGCAGATAGTTGGACAGTTGCTCAGTTGCAAAAATATTTAAGTAAACATAGCGTAGAATACAAAGATAGTGATGCTAAATCTGCATTGCTAACAAAAGCAAAAGCAAAGTACGCTGAATAATTAATTAACTAACAAGGAGTCACGAAATGGCTAAAAAAGAAAAAGAACAGAAGCCAGTCTTGAACCTTGATGGAGAAGAATACATCATCGAGGATATGACTGATTCACAAAAAGAACTTGCAGGTCAGGTTGCATTAGACCAAGACCATGTAAGGGATATACAAAACAAGCTGAATACGAATGCTTTCATGCGACAACAATTAGTTGAATGTGAAAAAGCATTTGTAGAGAAGTTTCAAAAAGGTTTAGCAGAGCTTAAAAAAGCTTTAGAACCTGAAGTTGTTGAGGCTGAAGTAGAAGCATGATTGTAAGGCGATGCGCTCATGATCACGATGTGGTGATACATAAGAATAATAAACCAGGAATGACCAAGGCAATAAAACTGGCAAATGGTGAAATGAGTACTATTGTTTATCCTAGTGCTGCAAAAGATTATTTTCTTTGGGTGGATGGAGAGATAATCAAACGATCCGACTCATTTGTTACTATTGAAAATGCTTTTGTATCTGAATGCAAAAAAAAGCATGATAACGGCCATGGGCGCATCGACATGTTTAAACATAAAATAATTAATAACAAAGTTGTTTCTAGATGAATAGTCCTTTATCAAGATTAGTATCATGGCAATTAAGTACTGGTCAATTAGATGGGTGGACCAGTTATCACATTGCAGCAGGTGCTTTTTTATGCAAGATTTTTCAATGGTTGAATTGGAGTGATTTCTGGTGTGTGATGGGTGTCTTTATTATTGGTGTGCTATGGGAAATATTTGAATGGGTCATTGAGGATTGGAGACCATACGGTTCTAAGCGCAGATGGGCATATAACACAGCATCAGATCTATTTGTTGAAACAGCTATTGCTTGGTGGATGGTATTATGAATATAGAATATGAGATCAATTATGAAATATCGACATCTTATAATATTTCTTTTAGTTATATTTATATTGACAGGTTGTGATTCTGGTTGGTCTGTTTGTGGCTGGGAAGTTAAATGAGCAAGCCATTGAATGATGAATTACAGATACATATATCAGTTAAGTGGGCAGTGCAGATACTTTTCCTGGTCTTTACCTTAACTGGCGCATGGTACACATTAAATGCCAATATAAATGATAACACTAAAGAAATAGAACATATTAAAGAAGCGTTGATAGAGTTTGAACAAGCTTTGGATGAACGAATGGAACCGCTTGAAAACGAACGCGAACAAAGATTAACAGAAATGAATAAAAGTTTACTAGATAAAGTATTAGGAAAGAATGACTGATGGACTGGATGGCTGCGTATCAAGAAGGTGGAATGGTACTTGTTGTGGGTATGATGTTTGTGTACTTAGTGGTGTCAATGAGTAAAAAGAATGAAACACAACAAGAGACCTTAGAGAATCTGAAAATTGAGAACAAAGGTCAAAGTGAAACCTTGGAAAACATGGAAGGCATGGTAATAAAACTGATTAACAGATGGAATCAATCTGATGATAAGTTGGATCGCAAGTTTGATGCTATCACAAAAGAGATCAATGACCTAGATAATCAGATATCAGAGGTTAAAGGTAGTTTAAGTAGAATTAATGGGCGGCATTAAGGTTGATATGAAATTTGTATTTAATGTTATCAGCCTATTAGGAGCAGTTGGTTGGGGATGGTATCAGATGGAACTGCGCGTTACTGCATTAGAAATGAAAATTGAACACAATGAAAAAATGGCACTACTTAGAGATGAGATACAAGGATTAAAGGCAAATGGACAGTTTAAAGATAGCGGCAATTAGTTTTAGTAATTACGCAATAGGATTGACGCAAATACATGAATTATTACAGGTCATTGTGGCATTGTTGTCAATTATTTTATTACTTATGAATATAAAAAAAGGAAAAAAGAATGGACATTAAATCAATGCTAGTGAAGCTTGCAGAGCAGCAAGCAGAAAAAATGCAAGAGGAAGCTGTAAAGCATCTTGGCTCTGAGGAAATGACAGAAAAGATAGCAAGTGCTATTAATAAACGAATTGACATACCATTCGTATCTGAAGATAAAGAACAGATCTTTTTTGAAAAGGTTGTTGATGTAGTAACAGATATTTTAGAAGGCGTATTCAAAGGTAAATAATGCCCAATAAAAAGGCAAAGGATAGAAAGCGTAAAAAGAGGAAACTCAATGCAATGCTAAAATCTAAAGGTAGAACAGCTAGGCAGCGCAATAAGAAGAGGAAGAAATGATAAATCCAGATCAAATGAAAGGACTCATCAAGCGTGTCTTGCAGAAAATAGACCTATATTCTTCTGAAGCAGCAGAGTTCATTTATAATATAGGTTTGGTAGAGTCTAAATATATTTATTTGGAGCAGATCAAAGGACCAGCGCGAGGTGTTTATCAGTGTGAACCTTGGGTTGCGGTAGATATTATTGAAAACTACTTGCAGTATCGACAAGACCTAATGAAGTCTGTTGCCAGTGCATGTTATTTAGATTGGTCATATTTTACTGCGCCAAAAGAAAAGGACTGGGAGTATATTCTGACCACCAACATAGCAGCGCAGATCGTATTTTGCAGGTTGCATTTGCGCAGGATACCGAAGAGACTACCTAGAACACTAGAAGACCAGGCCAAACAATGGAAACAATATTACAATACTGCAAAGGGCAAAGGTACTCCAGAGAAATATTGTGAAATAGTACAGAAATATGGATGAAGCAGAAAGAATAGATAATTTGATCACGTTAATGAGCGAATTAAAAGCATTGGCACATACATTAGATGACCCGCGTACTGATATTGATATTGCGATCGGTACAATGATAGCATTGATCATATGCGCTGATATACCTGATGTAACCATTTTACCTACTAGTAGTAATATAAATGAGATAGCACAAGCATGAGTTACCAAGAAGCATTCTGCAATACAACCACCGATCTACAAGCATGTGTCAGTGATATTGATCGCTATGATCGCAAAAGAGTATTGATGAGTAATTTCATTACTACCGACACAAGCAACCTCTATCAATTGTTAAATACAGGTCACGTAGAACAGCTATATCGCGATGGTATTGAAATGACCGCTGTTACGGATACACCTAACGCGGATAATGAATATAATTACTCTACTACTACTGATAGTTTTCAGTTCTTTTTATCCTCGTCATCGGTCAATGCATTGAATAGCAGTGTATTTGAAGCAGGTGAAGATTGGAATACATTAAAGACCAGGGTGACCAAAGAACAAGCAGATCATATCAGAAGCTTTTTAAATCGTCCTATTTATAAAAGAGGTAACTCTAATTATCAAGGCGCAGCAGACAGACCATATGATTTTATTGTGATCCGTTGTAACGCATTATTGGCCTGCGCTGATCTAGTGCGCAGCCAAGACCCAGAGAAAGCAGATGAGCTTGAAGAACGTGTTCTAGGTGAGGAAGGATTACTCACAAAATTAAAAAAACGCGATTATGTGATGTGGAATGAGACATCATTTCGCAGTGAATCTGGTGTAATAAGAGAGATCAGTGTTAATGGCTCAACTACTGGTTATATCGAAGATATCAAGTTGGTTGGTCCGCCTAGCACAGACTACGATGAAGTGCGTGTGGTCATTAGTACCGCAGGAACATTCTCACCTGGTAGTGCCAGTACTGTTAAGTATGATGTTTACACAAAGAATGATACAGGCTTACGTAGACATAAATCAGTAGATGCAGAAGTTATGAATGGTGATTATCAATCACTTGCATATGGCGCACTAATAAGATTCCAAGCTGGTGTTTATACAGTCAATGATGAGTGGTCTGTTACTTTTCAATCAGATGAAGTACAAATGGGAACTGTGCGTAGTGGGCAGATATATAGATAATGGCAATCACATTTACCAACGTCATTTATGATAGAGTCATTGACAATCTTCATAGCATCATTGCAAATGAATTTGGGATTCAGATATTTTATGATGAGCATCAAGGTAATCAGAGTTTTTTACTTCAACCAATTTCAGATGAGCTTAATGAACAGCTCACAACTGGCAGTGTGCGTGATTACACCATTTCAATCAGCTACCAAGTTGATCTCGCAGGTAATTATACCAAGGAAAGTTTTAAGCAGGTCTCATTAGTAGCAGAGCGCATGAAGAGACTAATATATAATAATCGAAACTACAGTGTATCGGGAACTAGGCAATTTTACAATGCTGTCATCGACTCCACTGTATATGAGCGTGATGAGGATAATACAGACCTATTACGCGCAAACATGACCGCTGTCGTATCAGCAATGGAGATAATATCATGAGGTACAAAGCAAAAGAATCATACTTTAAATTAAAGGATAGTGAGAATTTTTGTGCGCATTCTAGTATTAATAAGCACAAGCATTTGCTTGCAGGACTTTCTGTGGAAGTTACCTCTGTACCAAAAGCATTAGAAAAACATCTTGAAATAATAGATAATAAAAAAGAATCAAAGGAAGATAAGTAATGGCTGAAACTAATTTTCAATCACGATCAGACATATCTGTTGGCATTGGCAGTAAAGGCAGTAATGTCAATCTAGGTACTAGTCATGCATCAGGCGATACCTGGAGTTTTTTACAAGTAACAGATTTTACGATTCAGCACGCAGGTGCTACATTGGATGTTGCTCCACATAAAAGTGGAATATATGGACAATTAGAAAGCCAAGGTCAACATCGACCTGATACTATGATGTATGAAGTAACATTGACCATGCGCGGTACTCCTACAGCAGTGCTAAAATCATGCAATAGTTTATTTGGTGATGGTTCAAGCGAAGCATCTTTAACACCAGCATCAAGTACTGGTACAATGAAACATGGCACTGGAACACAGACCGCAGCTACTTTATTATTTAAGAATGGTGGTTCTGATGCAAGTAATATTTCTTCAGTAATGGTAGGATGTTATTGTACATCAATGACCATGCGTGAGGATGTTGGCACGAATGGTGGTGAAATGGTAGTAGAAGCAACATTTGTAACTGGATATAGACCAGTAGAGAATACATTAGCAGCAAGTAGCGAAACGCTTGATACTGCTTCACCAAAGAATATTTTTTCACTTGCAACTCAAACAATAGACAGTCAACCATTAGTATTGAACTCTTGGGAGATCACTATTGCAAGACCACTGGCAAGAGTTGGTTATATTGATACAACCGATTATAATCCATATGGTTACGTTCAAACTGGACCATATGAGGTTACAGGAACTCTTCTAACCAAGCGAGATGATACGATAGAGGATATTGCAGCCAAATTAAAAGGCGATAGTGCTGGTATAGCAATATCTATTGCGGAATCAAGTGGTTTTACAATTGCAATACCTGACGCAATGATAGATAATTCACAACCAGAGAATGGTGACTATATGTTGCAAAGTATTCCATTTAGAGCATTTGCGGCAAGCGAAACCGCACAGATCATAGGAATCACGATCTCCTAATACACGCCATTTTCATCTTAGGATGAAACATGAAAGTAAAAACCGAGCATGGAACATTTGATGTTCCCAATATAACCTTTAAAGCGCGTAGAGAGTTACATAAGTTAGAGGTAAAAGCGATCACAAAAGAAGGTGACATAGATACCGCTAAATTCTTTGATGTACTTGATTGGATAACGAACTACGCATTTACCGATCCAGAAAGGTCGTTAGGTAAGTTTGATGATAATATCATTGATGAGATTCTAATGACCGTTTATAATACTTATAAGGATGTAGATCAAAAAAAGTCATAATGCACCGCGTTGCGATGTGGATGAGCTATAAAAGCCAGCCTAGTCGCAACCTGCATTTTCCATACCAGGCGCAGTCTCCCACGTTAAAGAAGACCATTACTTATGATGAAAATGAGTTATGGGCAGAGATAGAGCGCATCATAAATAATGATATGGATGGAAAATTTACGCTTGGTGCTGCGTTATATCATTCATTAGTATTCTGTGCCGACTCAACGTACTTTTTAACGCCTGAGACCATATTTGCGCTTGAGGAGTATATGGTAATGAAGCGATTCAATCTTTCATTCGCAAATACTATTGACGATGCAGACTATCATCGTTTAGTCATCTTTTCGGCTATAGATGAAGAATTTAATGCACTCCAACAAGAAGATATAAAGAAACAAAATGGCTGAAAAAAGATTTATAATTGAAGTACGCAGTAAAGGTTTTTCCCGCGCTACTCGTGATTTTAAAACCTTAGAGAAAAATACAAAATCATATGAGAAAGCAACAGATAGAATGCGTGGCTCTACCAATGGTCTGCAAGGTGCGATAGGTTCGTTAAGGAATCGTATTCTAGTATATACTTTTGCTATAGGTGGCGCGGTTACCGCAATGAATAAATTTGTGAGTGCTGCATCAGGATTTCAAGATGTAAAAACTAGGCTTGTTGGATTGACTGGCAGTGTAGATGAAGCAAGTAAAGCATTTGAGGTATTTAACCAAGTCGCTGCGACTACACCATTTCAGTTACAAGATGTTGTAAACGCAGGTGCGCAGTTAGAAGCGTTTGGCGTGGATTCAAAAGCCACATTATCTGCGGTAACAGACCTTGCAGCATTTATGGGTACAAGTGCTACAGAAGCGGCTAGTGCGCTAGGTCGTGCATTTGCGGGTGGTGCTGGCGCAGCAGATATACTAAGAGAGCGCGGTATACTACAATTAATTAAAGATTCGCAAGGTATTCAAGACCTAACGGACCTTACTCTACCTCAGTTCAGAAAGGCATTGCTTAGTGCTATGATCGATCCTGTAGCAGGTATTGAAGGTAGTGCGGATAGATTATCTAAAACCTTTACTGGCGCAGTCTCTAATATGAATGATGCTGTTACAAGATTTGCGGCAAAGATAGGCGATATGATGATCCCATCACTTACTAGCGCAGCACAGGCCACAGAAACATTTTTTAGAACCATAGATGTACAAAGATTATTCCAAATGGGTACTGCAATGACATTAGTCACAGGTGCATTGGTGGCATATAGAAATCGAATGATCGCTGTAAATGCAGTAACTGCATTATTTGCATTAAAACTAAAAACAATAGTTATTGCATTTGGCGCATTGGTTGCGGCATTCTCTTTAGATAAATTCTTGCAAATGCAAAATGCATTTAAAGGTCTTAACAATACAACCAAATCATTAACAGGAAATACAAATAAACTAACTAATGCGACTCAAAATTATATTAATACGCTGAATAATTCGACATCCGCTTTAATGATCAATGCAGAAGCGCAAGAGCGCATTGATACACTTATGGCAGACACAGTGCTTTTAACCATGCAAAATAACGATGTAGATACAAAGCGTATTAAGATAGCGCAGGCTATCTTTAGAGCAGAGCAGAATCTAAGTGATGCAATGAAAGGTAAGTTGGTGTTTGATCGTGAAGCAGCGGTAATGGGAGAATTAGTTATTAATGCGAGCGGATTAAAAACCGAAGCTGAAATAAAAGAAGCAGAAGCAATTATGCGTAAAACACAAGCGCAAGTAGATGCGATCAATAAAGGAAATGAGGTTATCAGTGTCAATAGTAAAATAACAGGTTCTTTACAGCAAATGACCAATGCAATGAGAAGAATGAGTGAAGGAACAATGAACACAAAGCAGGCACTAGGAGCATTTTTACGTATTGCAGCGCAACTAATGGCGATCAGCGATCCTACAGGTGGTGCATTATTATCAGTAGGTGCTGGTTTCTTTGCTCACACAGGTGGTTTAGTACGCAATAATGGTATCCAAAGATTTGCTCAAGGCGGTGTGGTGCAAGGCCAGGACAATGTACCTATCATGGCGCAAGCGGGAGAATTTGTAATGCGCAGGGAAGCGGTACAAAATATTGGCGTACAGAATCTTGCGCAGATGAATCGTACTGGCGATGCAGGTGGCGTAACGGTCAATATATCAGCACCACTAGTAGATGAAACAGTGATAGACCATATCATTCCTGCTATTAATAAGGCTACAAATCGGAATCTTGCGTGAGTCTTACCTTACCAGCAGTATATAGCGCAGCAGCGAAATCAACAAATATTGTAGAAAATTGGATCGTACAATTATACTATGGAGATGAAAGTAGTTTTACACCGATCGCGTTAAGTGATACAACAGTTGGAAATGTATTTTATCATGGTATAATTACCAATACTAATCTTACCATACGTAGTTCCATTGACCTTGCTCGTTCTCAGGCTAAAACAGGTAATATAAGATTAGAACTTGTGAATTTTACCTATAAAGGTGATGACTTTTCCGCAGAATTATTTGGTGGTTCTAATCGCTATTTAAATCGAACGGTTAAGATATATAGTCAGTTAAATAACAATAGCACACTGTCTAATTGTTTACAAATATATAATGGTCGTTTAGTAGACCTAACTCATAATAACGACACGATCAGTTTAATGATCAATGAGCGATCGCCTTGGGATTATATTGAGATACCACAAACCAAAGCAAGCGACACGAATAAATACTTTCCAGTGTCTTATGGTAATTATACTGCAAATAGTACGACTCGTGATTATCGAGTAAATAAAACTATGTTTCCAATACCAATAAACGAAATTCGCGGTGATGAGGTATTTGCACTGACAGGCATACACAGTATTACAAGCACTGCATATCCACATTATTATGATCGCAATCTAGATAGGTTTTTACCAGTATATATGGATGATTTTTCCAGCTTCGACACTGCAAATGAAAGCTATAAAAATGGCTATGCAATTCGTGCATATCACAAAATACCGAAGAAATTTACAATGAAGCCAGTAGAGAATGCATCTACAGATACTTGGACCAATGGAGATAATGTATTTGATACTCCACTAGCAGACGATACAAGTAGTTATGCTCAAATCATTTTATCGCAAACGAATGCTGGTACTGCAACAAAACATTTTAAAGCCAAATGGTTAAGGCCAGACCACAAGGTTGATTCTGCAACTATGACCATTTTATATGCGTGGACCATTACTCGTGCAAATATTGTTGATGGTACTCAAAGATGTTTTTTTAGGAATGAAACATGGTCATTCAATGATGATTTTGATAACACCGATAACTCATCCAAAGAAACAACCAACGGTACAACCTCAGTCAGTACACAGACCGACACTAGTGCAGAAATGGTCTCATCATTCAATAGTGCGAATGGATGGACAGATACGACACAAATTGAAGTTAGGGCAGCCGTATCTGGTCTTAATCCTGGTACTTGTACATTCACACCAAGGCTTTACGATGTTAGAGCAGACATATCAACAGAAATAGATTTCACAGACAAAGACCAAGGTTATCAAACTTTAAAAAGCATTGAGTATCTTTATTGTGGCGGTGATGGTTTGACAAAGAGTTATAATGGTGGCAGCGGTACTGCAACTTGTGGATTAGAAGCACATCGCGATCTTTTGGTAAGATTTACTGGTTATGATGATACAGATGGTAATATATATAATTGGTCTAGTAATTTGGATATTGAAGATGTAAGGATAGATAGTGCTGCTTGGAATATACGAGCTTGGGTATTAGAGCCTACTTCTTTAAAGTCTATACTCGATAAGATACAGTATGAGTTTGGTTTTATATTCAAGTTTAGAGCAGATGGCGTTGGGTCTTATTGGTATATAAAGAATTCATATAGCTCTGGTGATGTTGCAACAACCTTAAATGCGCATGATATAGATAAACTACAAATATCTACTACACCATTTTCTGAGTTAATAACAAAAATGGAAATTGGTTACGAAAAACATCCCGCACAAAGTAGTTATATGAGCAGTGTCACGGCAGAAGATTCAACAAACTCAACTCGTTCTAATTTAAATATTGGAGCAAAAGAAAATATTAAACAGGTCAATTTGGATTATAATGTGAATAAGCCAGGGAATGCAGATCCAGGTGGTGGCGATCCCAATGATGGTTTTGCAGATTATTACATGAATATATACGGTGATATTAAAAAGATAATTTCATGCGATATAGTAAACCCAGCAAAAGGTTATGCATTAGAAACTGGTGATATTATTCAATTCTCTAATACAGCAGGTGATATGCCCATTGAACCTTTTGGAGATAATTGGGCAGATTATTATATGATAACAAAATTACAACGCTCACCAGGTAAGGTGAAAATAACGGCAAGAGAGGTAGGATAATGGCCAATATGAACATTAGGACACCGAGATTTTATATAGATTATATACAATATCTATTGAGTAGAGGTGTGGCACAGAATGGAAATTTTGATGTAATAGCAACTGGCGGATCAGGTGCAACAGCGACTCGCGGTCTGCAAAGCGGAACCGAAGCAGAATTATTTGATGGTAAGCCATTGAACTTATGTTCATTTGATACATCTGGTGATGCAGATAGTCGCGTGCTAATAACCGTTAATATGCAAAGTGCGAGTCCTAAACAATCATTCATTGCTGTTTTAAATCATAATTTGAAAAGTGCAGATGGCAAAATAAGGTTATTTGCTGGAGATGAATCTAGTGATGTCGCAACGGTTAATGGCGGTGCTGCGGATACTTCAGATATCAATTGGGGCAGTGCAACGGTTGAGAATGTATTAAATGCAGAAAATGGTGATCCTGCATCAGATAGTAAGAGTTATGCTGTAAAACCTGATGCTGATGGCACTTCTATTATAAGAATAGGTGAAACTGATCTTCGTTATTGGGGTATACAGTTTGAAGGTACTAATGGTGAAACAGATGTTGGTTCGGTCAATGGTACTTGGGATGGGAGTACAGACCTCACTGTAGGTGGTATTATGATCGGTGAGATATATGAGATGCCACACGCACCAGAGTTAAATTTGACCAGGTCTATTATTTTTGATAAGATCACCATGCAAGAATCGTTAGGTGGACAAAGATATGGCACTATGACCAATCATGGACGAACAGGATCTTCTACATCCAAATCACCATTTACCACCTCATCATCCAATAGACATTTATATGGTGGTCGTTTAGTATATGATATGAATTTTAGTTATTTAGCATCAACAGATATTATGCCTGATGAATATCATATTAAAGACCATGATGATGATGCGGTGGTTGAGGATATATGGAATCTAACCAATGGTCCACTATTGCCTTTTATATTTTCTTGCGATAAAGATAGTGAAGGTGCTAATGCACAGAGTGAACATATATTTGCGAGATTTGCGCAGGATCAACTTTCTATGCAGCAGGTTGCTCCTGACGTATATAATGTTGCAATGCGCATAGAAGAAGAGTTCTAATATAAAATAATACTTGCTTAGTGTTGACAAGGTTTATTAAACTTTGTCAACGCTTATGAAGCCTTTAAAACAACATATGAGAGAGTGTGGTTTTTCACAAAACCAATTAGCTAGGCAGATCGCTTTAGATAAGAGTATGCTCTCTTTAATGATGCGTGGCAAACGTAAGTTTCGTTACGAACATAAGGTCAATATTGCACGAGTCTTGGGAATCAAGATGGAGTTTATTGAATGGCCTTTTTAATTTTTTACCATACGTGGGTAGTGCTGCTTGAAATGACGTTTCCACAACTACACTCTCTCTCTCTTTTGCGTCACTAGGCACTGCCCATGCTTCTCACAATCCACATACCTGAGAAACAAGAAAGATTTAAATTTGCGCAAGATGTGCGCAAACTTTTGGGTGAATCCCAAACATACATTCCAAGGGCGCGAAAAGTCTATAGAGCAGACATTGGTGTAAAGGCTAATACAGATGATGCTACCTATAAAAAGATAATTGCCTTGATCGATCGCCGTGGATATACATATAACATAATAAAGGAGTAACGATGAGTGGACTATTAGAGCCTACCTATGATGTACCTAGTACTGGTGAGAGTGGGTTTATGAAATTTGTCAAAGGCGAGAACAGATTCCGAATATTAGATACACCAGTAATGGGTTATCAATATTGGCAGGATGATAAAGTGCCAGTGCGTATCAAAACCGCAGCAGAAGCACCATCTGGTGAGAAGCCAAAGCATTTTTGGCAAGTACCAGTATGGGATGGCCACGGTGTCAAGATACTGGATGTGACACAATCTACGGTGCAGAAGCAATTGACTGAGCTGGATCGCAATTCTGAGTGGGGAAATCTATCAGAATATGATGTCATTGTGACGCGTAGTGGTGATGGAATGGATACTACTTATACTACTACACCGTGTCCGAAGTCACCTTTGACCGATGATGTTAAAGAAGCGTTGGCAGAATTTAAGAAGACCTATGAACCCGACAAGGTCTTCGAGAGTACGCCCACAGAGGAAGAAGACTTACCTTTCTGATGCCTTCTTCCGCATCCCGAAAAGGCTACAAAGGTGAGGTCGAGGTCGTGGAGTTATTACGCGACCTCGGCTTCACAGCCGAACGCAGTTGGGGCAGTGATGGTCGTAGTTTTGGCGAAAAGAGCGACATTGATGTGAAAGCGACCAAAGGTGACCTGACAATACGTGTACAAGTAAAAAGAAGAAAGAAACTGGCAGATTTTTTATCATTTAAGAATGCGGATGTAGTTATGGTCCGACAAGATAGAAAGCCTTGGCTATGGATAGTCAAGCATGAGTGGATGAAAGATTTATTTAATAGCGGAGCCTTAGAAACCCATAAACCAGAAAATGGCGTGTCTAATGATCGTGATAGTCATGGCTCCGCTAAACTTAAAGGAGAGAGTAATGCCATATCCAATGAAAAGACAAAATCCTAAAGCAACAATGGTCGCATTAGTTAGTGAATGTATCGACCTTGCGCTTAAAAAGGTACTTGTAAGCGAAGAACTTCGTTTAGAGGTATGCATGGATGCATGCGATGAAATACTAAGGAGAATCAATAAAAAAGGAGAGAAAAATGCAGGTAAGTAGTTGTTGCGGTGCGCAATTAAAAGAATATGAAACACCAATATGTTCATGTTGTAGCGAACATACAGATGTTGTTGAAGCAAAACGTGCTTCTATTGAAGTGATCGACCAAGAATATGATTGGCTAAAGTACTCAGAGAAAATAGTCAAGGAGCGCATAGAAATGCATGGTAGTATCACACTCGCTATTGTTGAGATGGATGCACAGATCGCTTCGTTAAAAATAAAATTAGATGTTTTAAATGAAATGGTTGATTGGGATAAAGGAGAGGAAGAGTGAAAGGTATCGTCAAAAGCATAAAACCAGGTAGTATACTGCGCTGTGTATTAGATAGAGTAACGGCTGGTCAGCATAATAGTATCTATAATAGAATGTGGATCAAAACTATGATGAAACGCAGAAATGCGTTGGGATTTGCTGCAAATCAATTGAATATGAATCACTATGCATTTTTAGCAAAAATATCAGGTAAATGGCAATTCTTTGCAAATCCAATGATCGTTAGAGCATCGAAAGAGACCGCGAAAAGTATTGAAGGTTGTCTGTCACTGCCAAATGTAGAGTATGAAATTGTCAGACATGAGGAAATTGAATTGGACTGGGAAGACAAGAATGGCAATGGTCAGAGTCAGATATTCAAAGGTTTAGACGCTGTTGTAATTCAGCATGAAATAGACCATTTGAATGGAATGCTGATATGTGATAAAGGAGAGAAGCATGGCTGATAAAAAACGATATTGGGCAACACCGCCTGATATGATGAAAGAGTTAAATGATGAGTTTGATTTTGATTACGATCCATGCCCACATCCAAGGCCAGAAGGTTATGATGGTTTAGAAGTTGAATGGGGGAAAAGAAATTATGTAAATCCACCATTTTTGGGCGGTTATATGAAGTGGGTGCATAAAAGCATTGAAGAGCATAAAAAAAATAAACTGATCGTATTTATTATACCAATGTACGCATGTAGAGCAGTGGCATATTTATGTGAATATGGCGCAGAAGTTAGATACGCTGGAATGCCACAATGGTTAGCTTTAGAAGATGGTGAACCAAATCCAGGTAGAAAATGTGATCGACAACCTTGCGTCCTATTAATATTGAGACCCAACCAACCCGAATGCATCATGTGCGATGATAGTGTTTGTGAGTATTGCCTGGAGAGTCAAAATGAAGTATGATGAATTTAATAAATTTAGAGATATTTTCTTTAAAACCGCATCGCTTATAAGCGATAACAAATCAATAGAATACACTATCAGTAATGAGGATAAGTTCTATAATTTCAAGCACGTTGCGGAACGGCTTGGAATTACCGCAAAGCAGGCACTGATGGTCTATGTATTGAAACACGTTGATGCAATATGTAACGATGCGAAAACTGGCAAGACCTATAGTGATGAGACCACATATCAAAGATGTCTTGATGTGGCGAACTATATGGTATTATATGCCGCAATGGATCAAGAGGAAAAACCACATGCAAATAATACTGAACCACCTGGAAGCGCAGATAGCAGTGCAGACAGGAACAGCGAGGATGCTACAGAATCAAAAAAATGGAGTGACCTCTCTAGGACCGCGGAAACTAGAACCTGACATAAATGGAGCAGGTGGTGAGATCGCAGTTTGTAAATACTTCAATAGATATCCCGATCTCAGCATTGGCCCACGCTACAGCGGATACGACCTTAAGGCAAAAGGTAAAAAGGTGGATGTCAAAACCACCTCATTTGACCCTGCATACTTACAAGCAAAGAGAAAGAAAACTACAAAAGACTGCGATATATTCATTTTGGTGCATGTATCGTTTCCGACCTTTACTATTCTTGGCGGAGCAACATCAACGCAATTATTACAAGATGTTAATTTGCAGGACATGGGTTATGGTACGAAGTATACGATGGAACAAAGCCAACTTAGTTCTATGGCGGATCTGTTTGCATAGCTTGAACAAAGGCGCATTGGGTGAACTTGCGGTGCAAAAAGATTTGATACGGCAAGGATATAATGTATATGTACCTATTGTGGATATTGACCAGGTAGATCTAGTGGTGGAATTAAATAGTGGCGCGATGAAGCGGGTGCAGGTCAAAACAGTGATGCAATTAAAAAGAGGTACTGCGATCGAGGTCAATCTAACCAAATATAAGAATAGGAATCGAATTGATGTGGTAGCAGTATACTATTTGCCAAAAGATATAATTGCATATTATCCATACGATAATTCGCATGCATTGAGTTTGGCGATCACAACTGGCAAGAACAATCAAACAAAAGGCAGGAAGTGGTTCTATTCATATGAACGGTTTCCAGAGTTTAGTTAATGTTAAAAGTAATTAGTTTAGGAATGGGTGTACAATCAACAGCAATGTACATGATGAGCAGTAAGAATATTATAGAGCGCGCAGATCACGCAGTGTTCAGTGACCCTGGAGCAGAGTCACCACGTACCTATGAGATAATGGAATATCTTTTGGATTGGGCAGAGTTGAATGATGGTATACCTATACATGTGACCAAGAAAAAAAATCTGTATCAAGATATATTGAATCAAAAGAATAGCACTGGACATCGTTTTGCATCTATACCCGCTTTTACAGAGAATGGTGGAATGATACGTAGGCAATGTACACATGAATATAAGATACAACCAGTGATCAAACAGATAAGAGAATTACATGGTCTAAAACCACATAAACATATGCCATTAACACAGGTGTGGCTTGGTATATCAATGGATGAGATACAACGAATGAAAGAAAGTGTATTGCCAAGAATTGAGTATTATTATCCACTGATCGAACAACGAATGACTCGTGGTGATTGTATGCGTATTTTTGACCGCTTCCAGTTTCCTACACCGCCTAAATCCAGTTGTGTCTTCTGTCCATACCATAGCGATAAGAACTGGAAAGACCTGAAAGATAATGATCCAGAATCATTTCAAAAGGCCATAGAGGTAGATGAAGCCATACGCGATATGTCGCAGCGCGGATTAGATGAGCCGATATTCATACATCGCTCTTGTAAACCATTGAAGGATGTTGAGTTTGTGGACCAACAAGAATTGTTCATGTGCGAAGAAGGATTCTGCGGACTATGAGACATTACGCAGGTGGTATCATATATGATAATGACCATGGTGAGATGGAAGACACCTATATTCAAAGACCGACCTGGAGCGACCTGATATGTGACCTGAGTGAACTGATGCAAAGGCGCAGGAGCGCAGAGGTCTTGTTTGGTGTGTATGTCGATGATAATGAGAAAGAGAAAGATATGACCGAGGAACTCAAAAGGAGCATTCATGGCTAATTACACAGTGTTTGGCGGAAGGAAACAACATATTATTCGTAAACATAATGAGCGAAAGAATCTAGATGCGGAACTTGCAGATCGCTGCATTTTTTATTGTGATATTTGTATGCGTTGTTGGGAGAAGACAAAAGCGCGGTGGAATAGGAAAATTGAATATTATGAGAATTTTGTTACCTACGGTAAGCAAAGAAAGATATGTAAAGAATGCGCATCCGACAAAAGTGCGAGCAATAAAAATGGATAGACATTTGAATCTGTTGGCCTGGTGGACGCTACCATGTCGGGTGTCAAATAAAAAGCAAAGAGTAATACATATTGACTACGAGCCAAATGATTTTAATGGTGGCCCTGATTATGATGCAAAAAAAGCAGATAAAGAGATAAAATTTTGTACACATTGTAAAAAATGCTGGCAGATTGATAAAGAAACATCTCGTGAAAGTCATAACCGAGCAAAAAAAAAGATCATATATAATTATTACGAGAATTTTCCTAGTATTGGCAAAGCAAAAAAAATCTGTATACAATGTAAAGCATTATTAAACAAAAGGAGATAATATGAGATATTGGTTAGAGTCATTACAAGAGAATGCATTTGATGTGTTCATTGTGACCATAGTCATTGTATCTATCATTGCATACCATTATTTACAACGATGGTATCTAGCAAAGAAGATAAAAGAGATAGAAGAAGTGTTAATGAAAATATATGATGAGGTGATATCATGATCATGTTCGATATAGCAGAATGGGTAGCAAATGTATTAGTGTTAGGATTAGGAATGTTCTTTTGGGCATTGACCATTGCAGTGACATTCCTGATCATATTTGAATTAAAGGAGAAAATAGATGAGTAAAACCAAGCTACATGGACAAAACTATGTACTAAAGGATGGCAAACGCGCAGCAAGTGTGACCACCATTATCAACAATCAGTTGGGATGGAACAAGAACACACTGATCGCATGGGCAAAGCGTATCACCGCGCAGGGTGAGGATGCAGATGCGGTCATGCGAGAAGCAGGTGACGTGGGTACATTGACACATTTATTGATACAAGGTTATCTTCAAGGATTTGACGTAGATACGCGGGATTTTACGCCTAACCAGGAAGAGCAGGCATTAAAAGCATTCTTTGGTTTTAAGAACTGGTATGATAAAGCAAAGTTCAAAGCACTCGCCAGTGAATTCGCCTTGGTCAATGAGGAATTACGCGTAGGTGGTACGGTAGATTGTATCGGAAAGATAGATGGTGATCTGGTACTAGTGGATTGGAAGACCTCTAAAGGTGGACCATACCCTGAAATGATGGTTCAGTTAGGTGCATACACCATGATGTACGAAGCCGCGCAACCAAGAGCAGATGTAAAATATGGCATCATAATGCGCTTTGGCAAAGAGGATGGCAAGTTCCATAAACATGTGATCGATAGAGAAAAACTCGATGCAGGTGCGCAGGTGTTCAGGCATTGCTGTGCGTTGTATGACCTACGTAGGAAGTTTTGAGCAGTGCAGCAGATGTCTTCTCACGAATAACTCATAATGGTAAGCGTGCTTGGTGTCCTAAGTGTGACGATGGTACATCACGCAAGCAAGGCACGGTGCAGATCAATGGTGAGTATGCCTATTGTCATAAATGTAATGCACATTGGGATTTTTCAGAAAAGACAGTAAAAACCCCGCGGGTAGAATATAAACTGACCAATACCAAGGTCAAAGTGGAGTCAAAAGAGGTAAAGAAAAGTGGTTATGCTGCTGCGCGGGCAACGTTTGTTGCGCATTGGAAAAAAGCGGTCGATGAGTTAGAGTTGCCGTGGAATGAGAAGTGCCTGGACATGCCTGTGGGTGTTAGGCGTGATGAAAAGAAAAATGCGCAGTTGGTGTTCCAGATCAATGACGATCATGTAAAATTTCATAAAGGTCCGCAGTTCGGTGACGCAGGTTGCAAGTCGTTCGAGACTCCGCATCTATCTCTCTCCAGCCTTGTGATCTGTGAAGGTGAAAAGGACGTGGTCACCGCATACTGCAATGGCGCATCCGCTCTGACATTTACGTCAGGTGCGGGTGCGCTGCCTGCGGAAATAACCTTGGACGATAGATATAATAAGGTATACATAGTGTACGATAACGATGAAAAAGGCGAGGAAGGTGCGAAAAAACTCGCGAAAAGGCTATTTGGTGCGCAGGTGGAGTTGTATATCATGCAGTGGAACCAAAAACCTTCCAGCTACGATATAACAGACTGGTTCAATGATGGAAATACCATGGAAGAACTGCTTGCATGTTGTGTGCGGTTCGGTGATAAACCAGAGGACCTTGGCGGGATGCGTAGCTTTAGTCCTGCGCAGTTCACTAGTACTTTTGTGCATATGCCTGAACCGATCATTGACGACCTGTTCTTTAAAAAAGATATACTTGGCATTGCAGGTGGTACGAATGTGGGTAAATCGGTGATCAGTCTGCAACTTGCGACCTGTTTGAGTATGGGAGTGCCGTTCCTGAATTTTCGCGTACCAAAGGCCAGGAAGGTAATGCATGTGCAGTTTGAGTTAAAGGACGAGAGTTTCACACAACTTTTAGAGCGGACCGCAGGGCGTGTGTTAAACGATTATCCAGTGGAAGCGGGCAGGTTTGAAAAGAATTTTAGAATATTGTCCGATGGGCAGCGGGATGTGTTCGCGGATAAGTGGGAAGCGATCGATAATAATCTCACCTTTGATCCATGCGAAGTGTTGGTGGTGGATAATCTGTATACGAGTACCGATAAGAATGTGAGCAAGAACGATGATGTGATGGACCTATTGCGTACCATGGTGAATCTGAAGAACAAACATAAAGTTGCGATCGTGATGGTGTCGCATCATAAAAAGATGGGTGAAGCGAGTCCATTGGACGTAAGTCATATGCTAGGTGGTAGCGCATATACGAATCATTTGGATGGTATCGTACAGCTTGCAAGTAGTAGCCGTATGCCTGGTCTAAAGGTAATGAAGATCACGAAGGTGCGCAGTCAGAATGATCTTCATGGCGTGCCAGTTGGTATCAAACTGCACAATGTGAATGGTGGCCATCTGTATTTTGAATATTTGAAGCCACTGCCAAAAAATGAGATGTTCTGGTACACGGACCCAAAGGAGTCACTAGAAGAAAAAGTGCTTCAGGCAATACTGACAGATGGGCATAACTTTAGTCGTGACGCATTTGTTGCTGCGCTGGATTCCGTGGTGGGTGTTAGTAGTAATGCCGCGGTGTCGAATTGGATGAATCGTATGATAAATCAGGGTCTTATGCGTAAGATATCGCATGGGATTTATAGGAAAATGGAGACAGAACTTGACATTATTGATGATTAGCGCGTGCAAAGAAAACGAAGAATATGAAGAATATGAAGAATTTCAAATTCTTGTCAACGCTAAAAAAAAGAATTTGAGAAAAAATATTTATAGAGGAGAGAGAGAGAGATATTCTTCAAATTCTTCAAATTCTTTATCTCAGCACCTCTAGTGATTTTCGCTGAAAAATGCCCACTTTCCAAAAAAGATGATAAGTCTTGCGAATTCGTGCAGATCGCTAGTGATGGTGAGCGTTGTGCGCTGGTGTTTGAGTGGCATGAAGACATGCGAGTTTGCAATTTAGATCGGTGTTGGTTGCGCATGCTATCGCGTGACAAATTGGCGTGGCGGAACCGAATGCTAAAAACCCTGAAAGAGTAATATAACTGGCAACCAAACCCTGCGTAATAGATATAAAACCCTGCCATGAATAATATAATTTTAAGATATTTTTCATATTTTGGATCATATTTTGGTCAAAAAAAGGCCAAAAAAATGATCAAGATATTTTGATCATAATCCGTATTCTGTTCAATTGCAAAATGATACAATCAAAATGTATCGATATTAGACACTTAAAAACCTAGTGAATTGAACCAAAAAAACGTTTATTTTAATATGTCAATTATGCAGGTTGCGCTTATCTACGCAGGTTGCGCTTATTAAAAAACCCGCATTAAGCGGGTTTGATATGAGCGCAGCAGGACACAAAAAAACCCGCGTTTAAGCGGGTTTAATTGTTTGGTTTATGGTTTTATTCGCTTTCTAGTATCATCACAATAAAGAGCGCGAATATTCCGTAAATGATCAATTCAATAACCATAGAAGAATCCAAGTTAAAGCGCAGATTTTAACGTATAGATCAAGTATTTTATTTATCATCATCTTGCTTCCAATCTAGTTTTATTTTGTGTTTGTTTGCTACCTCATTAATTAAGGCCTTCACATAATACCTCTCGTCTGAATTCATCTGTTCAATCATTCCTTCGCAAAAAAAATAATCAATTGCGTCCATTACGGTTTTTTTATCTACTTTATTTAGCATTATTTAACCTCTCTTTTTTAGTTGTTCTATATACGCATTCATTGAATCCCAATCTCTACTAGTCCATGTGGCCTTATATCGCTTTAAATCGCGTTTTGCGTCGTTTATGGTTTTATATGGACCATAAACCCAAGGCTCTGTGGAATCATGCGTCACAATAATTACAAACATATTCTAACCTCTCTTTTTTTAGTTTCCATATATCCCGCGCATATACGCGGGATTTCATGCGGTAACAAACCGCAATCTTCAGTATGGTTTACAGCTTTACATGATTCCCTGAGTATGGATATACCTCGCTTTCTATTATGTATATCTTTTGACCAACAACCGCGCGAATATCTTTAGCGAATGCGACAACCTCGTAACATTCAGATAAAGTAATTTCATATTCTTCAATAGATGGTTTATTCATATGCGGCTTTTCTTCTATGTATATACTATGTACAATATCAGTTATGACAGATAACTGTATATAATGCGTATTGGATTCGATTATATAATCAAATCCTAGTATATTATGAATTCGTGACTGTTCAGGATTAGCTTTGTATAGTATCATTTATTACCTCTCTTTTTTATTAGTTTACTTTGTTTAATAACGCAAGGCTCGCAATAATAGCAGTCAAACGGCTTTCCTTCTGTGTCTGCGTATGCTTCCGATATTTTAGTTTCATCATTACAATTAGCACAAATCACAATAAAATCAATTATTTGATGTAATGTTTTATGTGCTTCACATTTTACTAGTTTCATTTTACTCTCTCTTTTTTTAGTTAATTACAAACCCGCTAGTATCGTGTTTTGCTTTACCTTTAGCTATTAGGCCCACACATGACCGCAGCGGGTCTAAAAACCTTAGATCATGTTTATCACCATCAATTACATTTAAACCTAAGTATTCACTAGGTAATTGATTTCTGAAGACCGCGCTAATATTTAAACCATTAACAATCGCGTTTAATGTTTGTTCCTGGTTTGATTCCGCGCGCGAAAATGTTAAATGATAATTCGCGGGTAAATTTCTGCGATTGTATAATTTAGTATAATCATAAAATTGAATATCACTAAAATATTTAATGATATTGAAATTTTGCCAGTCGTTTTCAAATCTCAAATCGCTTGTACCGTTTAACCTAAAAACGGGTATCAGATCTCGTTTTTTTGCCCATGTTATTCCGCTCTTGATCTCTTTAGTTAGTTGTTCAAAAAAACGATCGCGTTCGTTAAAATACATTAATGTACGATTTAAACGCGCTTGATGTATTGGATTTATTTGACCGTTTTTTTCTGTCCATAATGCGCGCCCGCTCTCGTTTAAACATGATTCAATACAACCAATGGTTGCACCTGGACACACGTTATGACCGCTCAATTTATGCGGTGTAAGATACATAATAAAATTAGCGTATCCATATTTCATCGATTTATTAGTTTTGGTAGATCCGTGCGGATATGTTAATAACTTGGTTTCTTTCATTGTTTAACCTCTCTCTTTATTTAGTTTACACATTAAACTACAGTATGTTTTTTTAAATTTATCGTATACTATGAAAATCGCTTTTTTATAGGTTTTTTTATCTACTTTAAATTCATTATGAATTATTAACTCATTGCAATAATTACAATTGCTAAAATATTTCATTGTTTAACCTCTCTCTTTTGTCATTTGTTTTATTACATGTAATCTAGTTTCTTTTAATGCTTCCTGCGCTTTATCTGCTCCAAAGTAATTACACAATTCATTATATATATTTCTAGACTTTGAAAAGTCTTTTTCAGTCCAATTTGCAAGGCCTTTCTCGATTAGGCTCGCGTATTCTTTTAATAGGTTAATTTGTTTTTTCATTGTACTCTCTCTTTTATTGTTTAATGCGCTCTCTCAAAACGCGTTTAAATTTAGTTTATATATATATATGTGTCAACACTTACTAAAATAAAATATCTGTATCCAACCAAACTAAAAAAGAAAGCAAACGCACCGCGCCAATATGACACAAAGCCCGCGCATATCCAACCGCGCTAAATTACATCATCTGCTAAGTTCAATAATATTTGAATATAACAGAATGTTACACGTTTTCAATATTGCGCATAATATACATTATGTATAATTGGGCGGGTATACCAAGGCGGATCACGATTTCGCCTACTTACCGCGTCTTAGAATTTTTACTTTCGTTTTTGTCAACACTCCCTGCGTAAATTCAAGTAATGGAAGAGGTTTGGTCTAATCTAACTGATGATAATACAGATAAATGGCTACATGCAATAGACCGCGCAGACCGCTACCACGTACAGATGCTAGTATTCCGCAGCGGACTGATAGACCCAGACCTGCGCCACCTGCAAATAAGCGCACATAAATTCTATGATCTCATGTCTCCGCAGGAACTGCGTGTATTCAAGCAGCGCACGCTTGGACACACCTTTGTTGACATCGCAGTAGAGATGGAGATCACCGAGTCCAGCGTAAAGGAATACTGGCGTAGAACACTGAAGAAGATACACGCTGTCATCGAAAAGGCTAATATTGATGAAGAAGAAGAGTAAAGTAGACCCAGATAAGGTCAAGATGCTTGCATCCTTTGGGTGTAAGTACGCAGAGATCGGAAAGTACTTTGAGGTTGGCGAGAGTTATATACGCAATAACTTCAAAGAGAAGTATGAAGCTGGACGCGAAGAGATGAAGTTCAAGCTCAGACGCGCAATGTGGGTATCAGCGATCGAGAACAATGCGATCGCAATGCAGATATTCTTATCCAAGAACTATCTTGGCATGAGTGATAAGACAGCAGTGGATATGACAGGCAACCTGCAAACCGTACTACAACAGTGTGGTTTCGAGGAAAATCCGATTGATAAAGCAAATAGTGAACAAGCAAAAGCTCTGGAGGATCTTGGGATACGACCCGACTCCACAGCAGTTGGAAGTTCATAACAGCAAAAAGCGTTGGCGCGTTTGCCTGATGGGCAGACGATCTGGAAAATCTTACATGGCAGCGCACGAGATACTGCCCTGGTTGCTTACGCCCAACACACGTGGTTGGATCGTAGGACCGAACTACTCTCTTGCGAACAAGATAGCTCGTGAGGTCAAGCGTATCATTATGACCGAGCTTCGTTTGCCGTTAGAGAGTAAGAAAGAGATATCAGGTGACCTGTATTATATGAAGTTGGCAGGTCTGAATAGTGAATTGGTGGTAAAATCGGCAGATGCACCAGATAGTTTGATCGGAGAAGGAATTGACTACTTAGTATGTGACGAAATGGCCTTGATACCTAGAAATACATTTGAGATGTACCTGCGCCCAACGCTATCAGACCGTGAAGGTTGGGCGTTATTCTGCTCCACTCCACGTGGATTTAACTATTTACACAAGTTATATGAGTTTGGAAAGAGCGATGAACACCCAGATTGGGAGTCTTGGCGTTTTCCTAGTACTCTATCGCCATATTTTAAGGATGATCACGAAGAATTAAAGCGCACACTGACCAAGGAGACCTATTTACAAGAGATACTCTGCGAATTTCAAAGCTACGCAGGAAAGGTATATCCATTGGACCGCACCGCGCAAGTGCGTGAGGATATCAAGTATGACCCATCCAAGCCAGTCTATGTTGGTTTGGACTTCGGTTATCGTCATAGTCATGCAAATATTGTACAATTGCATGCGCAGGATAAGAATTTTGCTGATGTGCATCAAATAGATGAGGTCAGCCTGCAAAACACGCGTACAGAGGAGTTTGCAAACAAATTAAAGTCACTTGGATATGAGTATACTGGCATCTGGGGAGATCCTGCGGGAAGTGGTACGAATTTACAGTCAGGGATCAGTGATATACAGGTATTTGCCAACCAAGGTTTGCGTGTCAACATCAAGCGCGATTCGGTTACCAGGAACGTGGTATCAGGTGTATCTCACGTACGCAGATGGTTCGAGGACGCAAATGGCAAACCTCATTTTTTTATACATCCTAAGTGTGAAAAAAGCATCGAAGCCTACGAAAATTATCATTATCCAGAGCATCGCGAGGACCAGACCTTACGCCATGAGCCAAAAAAGGATGGTAAGTTCGACCATGCCTGCGATGCGCTTCGATTCTTATTGACAAATCTTTTTCCAATGAAAAACCGACACGCTGGTGTCATCGATTTCTTTTAAAGGTAGATATGCTTACAATTCAAGATCAATCAGAAGGCGCGATACTTAGCGCATTACAAGAACAGTTAAAATATATCGAGGATGAGCGTACTCGCGAACGTGACTATTTGATGGACTTCTATGAAGGCTTCAATCTAGACCATTATGTGAGCGATTACTTTGGCCCAGAGACACTGCGTCAAACGGTCATCCCACAAAATAATCTCACTAGGCGGGTCTGTAGTCTACGTTCCATGACATACAAACGCCCACCGCGTATACGCACTAGCGAATCTTACTTGTCCATTATTGACAAGCATGGACTCAATGCGCAGCGCAGAATACTGGAGCGTTTGACATTTTTGTTAGGCACGATGGCATTTAGAAGTAAATGGAATCAGGTCACGCAGAAGTTAGAATATGAGATACTATCTCATTTCACGCCTTTATTCTTATCGGGTGACTCACGTGAGAGACCTATTGGTGTCATGTATCCCATAGAGAATCAAGGGAACGCGAGAACCTCAAATGTAATGTATGCAGTGTGGACCGAAGAGCGATACGGTGTACCTGGAAGACATTTCTTAGTGGATGAGGAAGGTAAGGTCATAAGTGTGAATGAGAATGATATCAATCCATATGGTATGTTGCCAGTGACCTTTTGTCATCGTTATCCACCTATCCGCGACTACCACGTAGGCAACGCAATGGACGTAGCACAGACCGATCTTGCGGTCAATGTCGCGTTATTGGAGTTGAATCTTGCGATCCGTTATGGTTGTCTTGGAATTAAGTTTATTAGTGGTGTGGATGACCCATCCCGCATTACCATTGGTACAGATAAGATACTATATCTACCAGAACAAGCGAACTTTGGTGTGACATCTAGCGGTGGGAACCTAAACGATATAGTAGATTCTACTAGATTCTTAGTGGAAACCACACTAAATAACAATCATATCCGCGCAAAATATGCAAGAGATGACTCAGGCAACGCACCGAGTGCTGCAAGTCTATCCATTATTGAAATGGAGAACATGGACGAGCGCAGCGCAATGACAGAAGACACATGGAGACCATGGGAACAGCGCAGATATCAGGTAGATAAGCGAATTATCGAGGTGGAAGCAAATGTGAATGTGGGTGATGAATATAGTGTGGACTTCCTGGAACCAAATTATGCACTGACTCCAGAAGCAGAGATCATGCTATGGAGTTGGAGATTTGACAGGAATCTTAGTACACCAATGGATTGGTTCGATTATCACAATCCTGACGCAAGTGCAGAGGATAGAGTAAGATTTGAACAGCAACAGGAGCAGTTGGAAGAACCTGCGCCACAGAACAGATTATTGAATATTCTAAATGCCAACAATAGACCAAACAGTTAGCTCGTATGAAAATAGTATTGAGGATGCGGTCAATGGATTTCAACAGGATGTGGAAGAATTGGAAGAGGAAGGTCTATCTACAGTTGAAATATTGGCAATTATCGCTGCAATTGATTTTTCGTCCTATTTTATTGAGGAGTTACGCTTCTCTACCGCCATCAACTCCTTCATGGCTACAACGGAAGATATTCTTGTTGATTTGCCGAGTTTTGGGCGTACAAGCGAGATACAACTCGTGGCTTTACAGACTTTACAACGACAAGGCATTGAAGGTGTGACCAGGCAAGTGAGTAATGTAATGCAAAACGCAATGGTATCTGGATTGAATAGTGGATTAAAAGGTGATGATCTGAAGAATGTAATGCGTACTTCAGTTCGTACCAATATGCCACGCATAGAGAATGTGGTTGGTACAATGCTTGGTGACTATAGGCGTTCTGTGATCGGTGCAATGGCAATGGACCTACCAGAAGATACGCTATATCAGTATATAGGACCAGACGATGAAAAGAATCGTCCAGTATGCAGAACTTATCTATCTAGTGATCCGCTTACCATCGATGAGATAAGAAAGGTTAAGGCAGATGGATTTGAGCATGGTGGTGGTGTGAATTGTAGGCATTATTGGAGTCCTGTGAATGTTTAAATTGCAGGATATAATGAAATTTAAGGAAGTCGATGTCAAAAAGATGGCAGAGAATACGGTCAGGCGCACAAAACAACAAATTGCGAGTGGGAAAGACTTTAAAAATCAAGATTTTACTCAGTATTCTAAACGCTATGCAGATGCAAAGAAAGGTGGACAAAGAACTCCTGTTACATTAAAAGATACTGGCAAGATGTTAAATGCATTCGGTGTGCAACGAATTGTAGTAAAAAAGAACCAGGAAATACAATTTTTATATGGTATTAAGAAAAATAAGCAGGGAACAAAGCTATTCAATCACAATCAAGGTGAAGAAAAAATGCCAAAGCGTTCCATTGCTGAGAATCAAGAATTAGGCGATAAAGTAGAAGAAGGTATCGTCAAAGACTTCGCCAATACAGTTGGCAAGAACCTATCACGTATGAGCAAGACACACGTTAAAATAAACATATAGGAGGACAGGATGTCCGAAGAACAAGTTGCACAGTCAGTGCCTGAACCTACACTTGACCCTGTAGGACCAGAGGTTGAACAAGAACAGAACCAACAGCAACTCGAAGTTGGTAATCTGATAGCGGAATCAAAAAAGTACCGTGGACGCGCGCAAGCTGCGGAAACAGAACTTGCGAAACTCCGCAAAGAGATCGAGGATACTCGGATATCTCAAATGGAAGAGCAGGAGCAATGGAAGAATCTTGCCGATGAGCGTGGCAATAAGCTCGCAGAACTCGAACCCATTGTGGAAAATGCTAGAAAGCAGGAAGCATCGCTTCGTGCAGAACTTCTATTGGAGATACCAGAGGAACAGCATGATACATTCGGAGAGTTACCTCTGGACGCATTGCGTGCTGTTGTGAAAATAGCAAAAACAAACCGCGTGGCGGTCTCCAGCGCACCATCTGCGCCAGTCAATGATTCTAGTGTCGAATTAAAAAAGATAAAAGATGAGGACAGGCGTATGAATTGGAGCAATATCCTGGAGTCCTACAAGCGCAAAGGAGCTTAAAAGGAGCTAAAAAATGGCAGACGGTAATGTCACAACAACAACCGCGGCCAAGTTCATCCCTGAGTTATGGCGTGACGCTATATTGGACTATGCAGAACGTAAGTTCGTCTTACGTAATCAGGTGATGGACTTCTCATCCGAGATGCCCGCAGGAGATATTTTACACATCCCTAAGGTCACTGAGGAAACGGCTGCTGCAAAATCCGCAGGTACTGCGGTAACTTACACAAACAACACTGATGGTGAGGTCACCATTACTGTTAATCAACATCATTATGAAGCGAAACGTATTGATGATATTGTTCGCGTACAAGAAAGTGCTAATCTTTTTGGTGCATATGCTCAGTCTATGGGTTATGCTCTTGCGAAAAAGGTTGAGAACTACTTGGCAGTGGATGTACTTCAATCTGCGACTGGTAATGATGTTACACTTGGAACAGACAACCAGGTAACTTCTGCAAAACTTCGTGAAGGTTTGCAAAGTTTACTTGATGCTGGTCATGACTATGCAGATGGTGAAACATACTTATATGCTTCTCCTGCTGCGTACATGTATCTCTTGAGTCTACAGGATTTCTATGATTCATCTCGTAGAGGTGACTCGCAGAATCCTAATGTCTCTGGTGGCGTAGGCCAAATTTATGGCATGAATACGTACATCAGTACAGACTGGGATGATGATGGCGGTACTGGTGATGAAACTGCGACTGTCTTTAAGAAAGAAGCAGTTTACATGGCGATGCAATTGCAACCAAGAGTGCAGTCGGCTTATGATATTGATCATTTGGCCACCTCGGTGGTTTCCGATGTGCTATTTGGCGCATCTTTGTCGCATGGTGCTTCTAGCACTTCACTTGGAGTTGTTAACTTCAATAATCCGTAAGGATTGATCATTGGGTGGGCCTTTTATGGCCCACCCAACTTTAAGGAGATAAAATGAAATATTTTAAACGTAAGGACGGATCAGTATTTGGCAAGCAAGACTCTATTAGTAAAGAGCAGATCGATGCCTATATTAAAGATGGTTGTGAACCATGTAATGAAAAAGGTGAGGTCAAAAAAGCGAAACGCAAGATAAGTCTAAAAAAGAAAAAATGAAGACAAACGATTTTTTGTGTCATCGTTGCAACTATAAGTGGGAACTATTATGGTCCAAGGATGATATAATAACTTGCCCAAAATGCGAATCCAATAAGGTACGCAAATTGATAGCAAGTCCTATCATTCATATGAAAGGAATTAGCGATGCCAGTTTACGTGATCAAGGCATCATAGATTAAATAACCGAAATGCCCATGAGAGTAGTCACGCTCGGTAAGGCATTCACAAAGGAGAAACAAGATGGCTGATCTTTCCAAACATTCAGTGGTTGAGTCACTGAATATCAGCAGTTCTGCAAATTTTTCAGTACAAACAGCGCAAAGTGTTGCAACAGGTTCAGAATATGACCTGGATGTCAGCGCGGTCCACAGCGTCATACTACAGCCTAGTAGCGATGTTTATTATGGATTTAGCAGTAGTGCCAGCGACATGATCGTGGGTAGTACAGGAAATAATTTATACTTAGCGGGTGGAGATACCATATACGAATTAAATGTACCACACGGCATAGGATCAACAGTTTATTTACATTTGCTTGGCAAAGGTGCGACATCAACCGTACGCATCGTTCTAGCATAGGAGCGCAATATGGCATCATTTAAGAATTTAATTAGCAATACCTCTGCCCAGATATCTTCTGGTGGAACTATCACAGGAGACCTGGTCATCAATGGTGATCTCCAGGTAGATGGCGGTGGTTCACTTAGTTTTGATGAGATATTAGAAGGTACCCAGGTAATAGATGTAACCAACACAGAAGCATTTCTTGTCCGAAAGAACTCTGATGGTGGTGATGTATTTATTGTAGATACCACTAATGGTGATGTAACTGTACAAAACTCAGGTAATACTTTTTTAAATATTACTTCTACTGGTGGTGGTGCAAGGATGAAGCTTACTGGTCAAGCAAATGAAACCACTAATGGAATATTATTTTATGAAACAACTAATGTAAGAGGTCAAATTAATTACAATCACGCTGACCAAAAAATGGAGTTTAAAACTGGGGATAGCAATACTACTGCACTTACTATAGATTCAAGTCAAAATGTTCTTATAGGTCTATCATCAGCAGATGCTTTACTTGATGCGGCATTGACACCAGCTCTACAGGTTGAAGGCACAACATCAAGCGGTTCCTCATTAAGTGCGTTTAGAAATGACAATGGTTCTTCTGGGCCGTATTTAATTCTTGGTAAATCAAGAGGAACAAGTATTGGCTCTGATACTGTTGTACAAGATAATGATGTATTAGGCACACTTGCTTTTGTAGGTGCTGATGGAACTGACAGGGTATCTTTAGGTGCAAGAATATTTGCAAGGGTAAATGGAACGCCAGGTAGTAACGATTTACCTTCAGAATTAGTATTTAGCACTACTGCTGATGGGGCGGCAGATACTACTGAAAGAATGAGTATTGATGCATCTGGCACAGTAATGATTGACCAAAATGCGAATGCTATAGCACTAAATATAGACCACGAAGGAACAAATCAACAGGCTATTAATGTAAGTGCGGCTAATACCTCTGGAGATGCTATAAATATAGATGCAGATAGTTTAACTACTGCAAATGCTTTAAGAGTTGCAAGTAATTCATCTGATACCAATACTCGAAATGTGATGCTTGTACATAATGATAACACATCTGCGACTGGTACTACTGGGTTAATGGTCACGCAAGATGCGGCTCAACAAGCCGTTAAAATTGACCAAAATGGTAACGGAGATGGGTTATTAATATCCACAGATGCTACAACAAGGCACGGATTATATGTTGATGGTTCTTCATTTACTACTGGTAATGGTATGTATATGTATTCAAATGCATCAAATACATCTACCAGAAATTTAATGTTTATTCACAATGACCATGCATCAGCAACTGGTGCTACTGGATTAAAGATTGTACAAGATGCGGCTCAACATGCCGTTAATATCGACCAAAATGGTAATAGCCCAGCCATATATATTGATACGGAAGCTACCTCACAGCACGGGATTCATATAGCCTCTCCTGCAATTACTTCTGGAACTTGTTTAAATGTTTCAAGTGCAAACTCTTTGGTAGATGGTAGGGCGGCATATTTTCATTCTAATTCATCAAGTACAACTGCTCGTGACCTCGTAATGATTTATAATCAACACGCAAGTGCGACTGGTACTACTGGATTATATATTAGAAATGATAGTACAGGAAGTGCATTAACAGCAAGAGGTGCGACTGGTAGTGGTTCAGCATCTGGAGCAGTAATTAGACTTCAAACTTCTGAAACTACTGTTGTAGATGGTGATTACTTAGGTAGGATAGAATTTTCAGCACCATTAGAAGCAAGTGGTACAGATGCGATATTGGCAGGTGCGGCTATATGGGCAGAAGCAGATGATACTTTTGCGGCAGACAATAATAGTACAGAATTGGTATTTGGTACGAATACCTCAGCGGCTTATACTGAAAGAATGAGGATTACATCAGCAGGCAATGTCGGAATTGGTACGAGTTCTCCAAGTACAGGTCTCCATGTTTATAGTGCCGCAGATTTCAACCCAACGCTAACTATTGAAAATGCTCATGCTGGTAGTAGGTCACCATATTTATCTTTTAAGAAAACAAGTTCAAGTCCAGCAAATGATGATAATATAGGTCAAATACAATTTAATAGTAATGATGCAACTGGCTCATCAAGGCTTATGGCATTTATTGAAGCATATACTCCAGATGTAACTGGTGGAGCTTATGATGGTGCATTTAGGTTCAGTCAAATGATAAATGCAAGTCAAACAGAAGTTATGACTATTACTGGCGGCAAGGTCGGGATTGGTACAAGTTCTCCAGCTCAAATGTTACACATTGCGAGTGCGACAGATGCTTTCATACAATTAGAAAGAGTTGATACATCTGTAGCAGATGATGATGTAATAGGTGCTATAATAATAAGAGGTGGTGAATCTTCTCAAACTGATGTAGCAAGAATCAGAGTCCACGCAGATGCAGATTGGACAAGTTCATCTTCGCCTACTAAAATGATTTTTGAGACAACTCCAAGTGGTGCGACTGCTGATGTCCCAAGAATGACCATTGATAATGCTGGCAATATCGGGATTGGCACGACATCTCCAGCAATCTCTGGTGGTTTAGGTTTAGATATTGAAGATAATACTGCAAGTGGTGGCTCTAAAGGTGGTTCTTTAAGACTTGGTTCTAATGATGGTTCGGCTGTTGCTCAGTATGATAGATTGGGTGTAATTAATTTTTGCGGTGCTGAAGATAGTTCTGGTACAATGACAGAAGGTGCAAGAATTGATGCTATTGCCGATTCTGGATGGAGTGCAACAGAAAATGGTGCAGACCTGAGGTTCTTTACTACAGATGGGAATGCCTCTGATACTGAGAAAATGAGAATTACTGCTGAAGGCTACGTGGGAATTGGCACGACAGACCCTACTAAAATTCTTCATATTCAATCAAGTTCAAGTAATGAACCTTGTGTTATAATTGAAAACAATAATGATGACCAACATGCACCAAGAATACAATTTTTAAAAAATGTAAGTGCTGATGCTGAAGCAGATGGAGATTTATTAGGGCATATACAATTTAAGGGGCAAGATACTGGTGATGCCTTACATACTTATGCAAGTATCTATGGTCTTTCTACTGATGTAACTGCTGGTACAGAAGATGGTGAACTAAGATTTGAAGTTACAAAAGCAGGTACAGATGCGAATGTCGCTTTAAGTTTAGATGCCAACTCCCGAATCTCACTATCTAATAATGGTGGTGCTGGCAATACCATCTTTGGTTATTTAGCAGGTGCGAATATTGCTGGTGGTGGAAATTCCAATTTATTGATAGGACACGAAGCAGGGAACGATT